TTTTTATCTTTTTGTGTTAAGTATTCCATTACCATACTAAGTTTACTTCTTTTAAAAGGGATAATTTGGATAAAAGGAGTTCCTTGGGTAATTGTGAACTCATCATCGTGAATTATTGTAGGAAAATTTACTTCGTGCCACCTATCTGTGTGAACTATGGCAGGCAGTACCGTAAATCTTCTTTCTCGCTGGTAAAACGGCTGTATAAAGAGAAGAGAGTAATTTTTAGGTGTATAGAAGTACCAAGGAGAATGAAATTTGACTGCGTGAGGAAAATCTCCGTCTTCTAGTGGATAAGTAGGTATTTGCTTTGAATCGTGAAAAGATATGTGTTTTGGCCAATGTTTAGAGTCAGCTTCAAGTGACATTGCATCTCTTTGTATCAATGTATCTGTCCAATAAGGCATAATATAACCCTCTGTAACAAAATCAACAACAGCTGGACAACGTTTCATAGTTGAACTGTAGAATTTTTCTGCAATTTTACCCATTTTCCCAAAATTATTAGAGTGATTAGGTTGTAATCTCTCACCAGCAGGAAATTCCATATGAGTAGGCATATCTTTAAACCATTGAGGAATAAAGTTAGATGCAGGTTGTATTGGTGCTAGCTCTTCGAGACCGCTATATTCGGTCTTAAACTTAATGCCCTCCATACGAGTTATTTAATTGGGTATTTTTTACAAATGCTCAAGTAATTGTTTACAAACTCGTCCATATCAGAAACTAAATTAGTCCCACCCATTCTAAGTGCGTTCATTTGTTCGATAGTTGCTTCAAGAAATTTTTCCATTTCTATGTTTTGCAAATATTGCTTACGCTTTTGTTTATTTAGATTTATATCCATAGATATAGTCTAGTCTAAAATTGAGGCAGATGTAAAGAATTGCTTTTTATATTTGTTTAAGATGCCTTTATCTGCATCTGTAAGTACTTCTTGGTTCATTTGGTCTAATACAGACTCGTATTCTGCTTGATAATCGCCTAATCTTTCTGATTTAACCAATTGAAACTTAGAATCAGTAGTATTATCTGCAATATTTGTTGATACTTCACCAGTTGATTGTTGTGTTGAAAGTGAAGCAGATGCTGTAAATAATCTTCCAGCTATTCTTGCTGATACGAATTTAAGGTCTGCTGGAATATCTTCTGCAGTTACTTCTGTATCAGAATATCCAGCTGTGTAAGTTACAACAATGTTTTGTAACCTTTGAGCTGACCAGTATTGTAGGCCAGTTCTTTTAATCATTCCTAGTCCCTTATAAACTACGAAATCTTCGTCATTGCCCTCTGTTAGTGTGTATCCATCTTCAGTAATAGAAGCAACAGATATAACTGGGACTCTTTTTAGGTATATTGAATCATCGTCATTACCGTCAAATGTCTCAACTATTGATGCTTCATAATTTAAAGAATAACCAACGTAGTTTTCAATTGCTGCATCTGCTGCAGTTATAAAAACGTTTGTAACGTTGGTCTCATCGTTAGATGACAAGTCGACGCCAAGGACTTTTTCTACATCAGAAACTGTACTTAGTGCCACTTAGAGCCTACTTGTCTTCTACGTCTTCTGGTTTAACAGCTTTGTTTTCTACTTTAGGAGCAGCTTTCTTTTTAGGTGCAGCTTCTTTCTTAGGTGCAGCTTTTTTCCAGCCTTGAGCTTCTAAATTTGCAACAGAGTATTCCATACCCTTTTTAGCTATTTTAGATGCATTTGATTTAGGTAAATCGTTAGCTGGTCCCTCAAAAATTGTTCCGTCTTGTAGTTTCCAAATGTCTGTCTTTGCTACTATATATTCCATTTAATTAATTCCTTTTGTTTTGTAATGGGGGAACTTAATCCCCCATTACTAATTGAAACTTCTAATCTTAGAAGTTTGTGATTTTGGTAAATCCCTTTTGTTTGTAAACAGGGAATCCGACTCTCATTGTAGCTCTGATAGCAACTTTACCTTTGGTAAAGAAGTCAGAGTGACTGTCTGAGACAGCAAGGTCAATACCTTGTTTCATTACAACGTGAGCAGCTTCTCCGCCACCGAATCTACCGACTAATACTGTTCCCTCAGAGATTGCAGTTGTAGGAATAACTTTTAATCCCCACAATGAAGCTTGAGGTCCAGCACCAAATCCGCCAGCAGCAACGAACAATGGGTTCTTAGAACCGCTTGTGTCGATGTCACTAACAGCTGTTACTGTTTGATACCAGTCGTTTGGATGCATAACAATTGCATCTGGTTCTATGAAAGCACCAGTTCTAATTTCTGTGATTGCTTCATAGATAGCACCCATTCTATTTAATTCTCCACCACCAGAGGTGTATGTTGAATAATCGATTGAGTTAACTAGGGTCTTACCAGCGTCCAAAATACCTTCTAAGTTTGGAGCTGAACCATCACCACTGAGTAATTGTCCGTCTAAACGAAGTCTTATCATTGTTGATAGTCTTGAGTTTACATATCCTTGGATACCACTTACGTCAGCAAGCAATTCTTCTGTTACTGGCAAAAAGACAGCAATCTTTCTGATTGCAGCAGTTTGCTCTGTGAAGTCAAGTTCTGCTTCACCAGCAGCACCCTCTTCAGCAGCTTCAGCAGCACTGTTTGTGAATGTGGTTTCTTCTAGATATTGGAATGCGTTTTGGTCTGTTTCGATTTGGTCGAAAAGTCCAATAACAGCATTTGGGTCTCTTAAACTAAACTCTAAAACGCCAGGTTGTCTTAAGACTTCTGGTGGATAGTTGTTAGTTGTACCCGCACCTAATGTAGCTTTGTAGCCCATTGGGTTAAATTTCACTGTTGAATCTATTCCGCCAACACCTTTAGCAATATAGTTTTGATATGCATCTGATTTAACGAATGCATCACCAATTGTTGATGTTGGAGCAGCTTCATCAGCGTAACCGCCGCTTACAGGTTCTGAATCTTCAGACATTGCCTTTTCATTAGCACTTTTAGCGGAAAGTATGTTTACTTCCTCAACTAAGCCAGAAAGTTCCTCATTACGAGCTTGGATTTCTCCTTTTTGCTCAGCTGAGTACTTGCCGTCTTCGTTTGCTTCGAAAAGCTCTTTTAATTCAGCTCTTTTAGCAGCGACTTTTTCTCTAAGTTCTTTTATATCTGACACGAGAAAATGTCTCCTTATTTAATAGCTTATACTTCTTCGTCGATTTCCGCTACCGCAGCATCAGCAAGAATTTGCTGAGTTTCTGCGAAAAATTCAGAGTCATCTTCTTCCATCTCTGGAGCTTCAGAAATTTCTTCAACTGGAGCTTCTGCTTCAGCGATTTCTTCTTCTTCATCCTCGATTACTTCTTCAGATGCTTCTTCAACTACTTCCTCAGAATCCTCAGAATTAGAATCTTCTGCGACTTCTTCTGCTATCTCCTCAGCAGGTGTTTCAACTTCTGAAACTATCTCCTCAGTTTCAGCAGTTTCTGTTGCAGATGAATCTTCTTCTTTTTCATCTTCGACTGTAGCTTCTGGTTCGATACTGACGTCCTCAATGAGTTGGTCAATTTCGGCCCAAGCATCGTTCAAGTCTTCTCGAACGGCTCTAAGTGCGGAAGTTGCTTGTTCTGACAACTTTCTGCCCTCTCCCTTACGCAACTCGCTTATGCTAGTTGCTCTTACTATGAGGCTCTCTAATGCAGCAAGCACATCCTTTACCTCGTCTGAAAATCGGACACCTGTCAAGCCAGTATCAGATTCAGAATCTTCGGAAGCGTCTTTTTCTTCAACGTCATTCCTCAAACTTTTCTCTAATGATGCAAGATAAGAAGCGTGGTCTTTACAAGGCATAAAGTATTCTTCACCCTCGTACATTTCTTTATGAGAACCAGAGCATCCTAATTCTTTAGCTCTTTCTTCTGCTTCTTCTTGTGTTTTGAATAAATCTTTAGGGGCAGCCTTTTGTGAATCTTCATAGACTGCTTCTTCGCCAGATTTAATTGCTAGCGTATATGTTTCACGATTAGCACCGACTAGGACTGGGGAAACTTCAAATACAGTTAAGTCCTTTAAGAATCTAGCACTAATCTCATCACCATCTTCGCTCTTGAACTCTTTGACTTCAGCATCGTTTATTCTAAATCCAAACGACCACTCTTGTAAGTCACCCATTCCTTTTGCTAAATGATAAGCCTCCTTACCAGCCTCGGTATCCATAAAAAAGGTACCTCTAAATGTTGCTTTTTCGTCATCTGACTCTATGACGCCTTTGCCAATTGGCTGGTCCCACTTGTGAGCGAAGACCATCGGAACTTGGTTATCTTTAAATCCAGATTTTATAGCATCTGGTAAAACCACATCTCCGTCTGTATCTATATTATTGAAAACTGAGAATACTGCTTCAACAGCACCTTTCTCGTCGTCAACAGCTTTAAACTCAAAATTTTTAGATTCTTTATTCAATTTATTTCCCCTAAATTACTTTCTCTAAATAATATTTTAACATTTATTTTTCACTGGTTTTCTCGGATAACAAAATATCAGCTTTTTTCTTTCTAGCGTCAACTTTTTTCTTTTGTTCATTGACTAATTTCTTCATTTCGCTAACTCCACCAGTGGTTACTCCACCCCACTTCATAACAGCAATAGCACCGTTAAGTCTATTGTTGCCTTTATGACGATTCATAAATCTTTCTCGTCTTTTAACCCAAGAAAGAACGCTAGGACTTCTATCACCTTTTTTGTATGCAGACCATTTATTGAATGCATCATTACCAGTAAAAGCAGTTGGTGGATTACCACCAGTACCAGCTCTACGCCAAATAGTCGGATAGTTTTCTTTCAAGTCTTTTACGTACTTGAAATCTGGAAATTGTTTGTATTGTGAATTAGCTAAAGATATTTTTTGATTATCTCCACTCTTAGGGAAGTTAGTAATATCATCTTTTGCTTTTGCATCTTTACGCCAATCTTTTATCTTTGTTAATTTAGATATAGGCATTGTGACACTTCTGTCAGTTTTTTTATGGTCACCATTATCCATTATTGCCCAAACTACCATAGTTGCTTCTTCTTCTTTTACAGAAGTAACGACACCGTGGACTGTTGATGGTGGGTCTGGGTCTTTATTTATTGACCAACTAACAGTATCTCCAACTTTTACAGATTTAGCTTTTTCTGCAGTTTCATTTTCCATTCTTTCTGCGTAAAGTAAAGCTTCTGCTTCTTCAGTTGATACTTTTAATTCGTCAATAACATTCTCTGCTTCTTTCTTAGAAGACAAAGGATGTCCGCTAGGAAGTAAGTCTCTATCGAATGGTTTTCTAGGGAAGCTACCTTTAAGACCTTTCAAAAAGGCGTTAACTCTGGCTATTCCCCACTGGGTTGCACCAGTTACATTACCTCTAACTGATGCTGGATTAGTTCTATATGCTCCAACTCCTCTTCTAAAAACAGCAGCCAACATTCCATAAGTAGCTCTGTACTTAGGATTTTTAGCGTTATGGTCTGCTACTTTCTTTTGAAGTGTCTTTTTAACTTTGGCAGAAATAGCTGGGGCTTTGAAAGATTTTTTCATATCTTCTAAGAAAGCCTCTGCCTCTGCTTCTGTTTTAAAACATTCTATAACTTTTTCATCTTCGTGACCTATAACACACCAAGCACCGTTAGGCATTTGAGCAATGTACTTTTCTTCATTTCTTGGTTCATCTATCATTTCAATTCTGTCTTGTCTTACAGATTCGACTGGTAAAGATACAGAAGATAATGTTGCTTTCAAATCTAAGCCCTCAATATTTATTCCAGCCTCTTGAACTGCATCAGCTTGGTCTTGTGTAATTTGATAAGGCTGATTACCTTGTTCAATAGGGACAGCAACCATATTCAATGGTCTTAGATAAACATCGTGTGTTTCATCTGTGTCAAGATTTGCAGCTTTTCTAGCTTCTGAGATAGTTACCCATCCACCAGCAACACCCATATTAAATCTCTTAAAGGTGTCGTTTTTATCTGCTGCAAGAGCTCTTACTTTATCTAAATCATAAGCACAATAAGTATTTGTATCATTAGTAAAGTCTGAAAGAAGTAATTGATGAGTTAACTCATTAGCTACTGTCTTCCACATTGGGATTAGTTTTTGCTCTGTAAAAAATTCTCTTAATTCACGAGTATTGTTGTAGGTAGCCGCATCTAAACCAGCACCGAGACCAGCGAGAATTGCTGGGACTCCTAAAACAGCAGAAACTCTTTCTTCTGGAAGTCTTCTTAATTCTTTTAAATCCATTTGGTCTGGAGAAAATGAAACTGGTTTTACATCCATTGGGCCAGTAAGAACCATTGGAGCACCTCTATTAGCACCGCCAAATTTAGATTTATACATTTTAGCGATAGCTTCAGCTTCTTCTCTTGATGGACCACCTGTAGCATCGTCTTTTGGACTTAATATAACGCCAGGTACAGCCATATTGTGAAGAAGTGCTGTTGCGTATTGACCAGCAGCTTCGTCACCAAGAAGTTCTCTTAAAACAGATTTAAGAGGAGCAAAACCTCTTCTATGGTTATTTGGGTCTATTCCTTGTCGGATGTGGACTATATCTTCTTTTTTAATTACAACAAACTCACCCATTGTATTGGCTGCGCCGTAATATTCGTAGTGAGTGATTAGTTCATCTTCATTTCCTCTAGGGACAACTCTATCTGGCATCATTGGGATTAGTTGGATAACTCTTCCAGATGAGTTTCTTATTTTAAGCATATATGCATCACCGCTAGCGTTTATAGCGGTAACAATATAGTGGGAAAGTAAAGAACCAGAAGTGAAAGGATTAGGCCTACTCATAAGCATTTCTACTGGATGAGAGATTTGTTCTTCGTCACCCTCTGAGTTTTTATTAAAAATTTTAAGTGGTGGTTCAGCAAAAGAGGTAGCTAGTACGTTAAGACAAGCAACTACAGCTGAATTACCAGTTCCCTCACCTATGTCTTCAAGTAGTTTTGATGGAAATTGACCAGATGATGTATTGTATCCAAATACAGCAGAATCCAAAGCACTGTTTGTACTTTGGTTGTATGTTAAACCTTTAAGTTGTCTCTCTGGCGGTGCTTGTAAGTATTCGACCGCTCTTCTATAAAAACTTTTCTTTTCTTCTTCAGCCATTAATATGCTTCCCACTTCCTTTGACGTCGCTCTTGTATCACTGCGTACGAAATGCAGTCGACTATATCGTCGTGTGCTCCAACGGGAAACGTAAGTAATTCACGTTCTACGTCAGCAACCCAAGAGTACTCTTCGTTCTTAGGAAGATAAACTAATCCTGCTTCCATCTTAGCAGATAAAGGAAGAGCTCTTTGGCGCTTGTCTCTATCAGCCTTTAATTCAAGGACTGGTAAGCCCTCACGTCTCGCAAACTGTACTAAAGCTAACTGAAAACCTGCTTTTTCAATTCCTACCCATTCAAGATTGTTTCTTACAACGTGCTTTTTAATTTCTGGAATAATATCGGGAGCTTCCATTCTTGCAATGGTCATATCTAAAATAAATAGTTTTTTTGTTGGCTGATGTAATCCAAAACTTCCTATAACTGTATAGTCAGCAGATTCTCTTGTAGATGTTGCTAAGTCAACGGAACCAAATAGTGTTAAATCGTTTAAATCATAAGTTTCACCATCAGCGTGAACTTGGCCAACACCCTCGTGATAATATTTGAACCAATCTTGTTTGAACATCTGAGAACCCTCAGATATGAATTTGGCCTCATACTCTTGTGCAAATACTAAAGAACCTATTTCTGTTTTTGCTGCCTCCACTTCTGATTCTTCTACTAAAGGATTAGCTGTAGATGGGAATTGGAATCTTTGCCAGTCGTCTGCTGTTTCTGCTCTTTCGAATAATCTATAAAACCAATTATCCATTCCTTTTGGGGTGCTAATAAAGAGAGCAGAACCTTTTCTTTCGGTAAGTGTTGGTCTTAGAACTTCTGTCCAAGTTTCTTCTTTTACGAATGCAGCCTCGTCCATAACTAGGAAATCAAGACCCTCACCTCTTAATCTTTGAGGATTATCTGCAGAACGTACGCCAATAAAGCCACCATTGTTAAAATCTACTTGCATATCGCCAACTTTGATATTTACACCCATTTCTTCGGGAAATGATGCAGCGGCAGATTGAATATCTCTCCAACCCACCCTAGAAATAGCAAATGTAGGCGCAACCCACCAAGCACGGCCACCAGCAAGTGCCACTTCCATACACATTTGTACTCCGAGTCTGGATTTACCAAATCTTCGGCCAGCGCAAAGGATTTTCCAACGAGCATCTGAGTCGTGGACTTCCTTTTGCGCATCGTGAAGTGGCGGAAAAGTTATATTGTAAACTTTTTGCTTGGTTTGAGCTACTGCTTCTAATATATCTTTTGGCACAAGCTTATTATAAACAGCTTTTAGAGGATTATTCCTCTTCTTGCTGTTCTAAAGCTTTACCAATGTCTATTAGCAGATTTTTTTGAGATGGAGTTAAATCCTCTTGGATTACTTTCTCCCAAAGTTCTGAGTAAAAAGACTTATATTTACGATATATTGTTGCAGCTTTTTGGTATTTCCAAGATACATACTTGCGTTTCCACTGTACAACAGTGCCACGATAAGCATTATCTAAGAAAAATAGTTGAAAAAAGAACTGTGGCCAAACAACTGGTGTGCTTGAATCGTTGATATCAGCACGAGTCCACTTAATGTGACTTCTAACTGATTCAACTAATTCTGACCAAGCTTTTTTAAAGCTACGTTGCTTAAACAACCACCACGTAAAAGTACGTAGGTGTGCCAACCAAGTTTTTTGGTCCCAACCAATATGACCAAACCAAAAGCCATTTTCGGCACCATTGTGCGAATGACCCCAAGCTGGGTGCAATACTGCTGGGTTATTTAGCCAGTTAGCAAACTTATGAGCGTGCTTATGGCATAGTGTGAATTGTGGAGCGTCTTCTTCACTGAAAACATCAATGAAGTCGCCGTATCCACCGTGGACCATTACTTCTAATGCGCCCTCGTTGTTAGGCATAGACTTTGTCCAGCCACAACTAGAGACTGCACATTGAATAGTCCAATCTGTGTTTGTATTTTTTGACATTACTGTCCTTTCGATTATTTAATTCTTTGTATGGATGGCCCAGTATTTCTACTGGACCAATCCAAATTTAAAACAACTAAACGCTTTTAGTGACTTACAAGGGTCGAGTCCGAAGACTTTTTTACCAATTGCTCCCAATGCAACGCTACAATTTTAAGCTGCCACCCCCCTAGCATTTCGATTTAGACAGACGACACATCAACAACGCAAAGTCAGTTTCGATAACCTACTTTCCCCACCGATGACACACCGAAATGGTTCTTATGCTGTTTTGTTGAATAGCCAGCGATTCTGCCCTTATTCTAGGATTTTTAATTAGTACTTACTTGGCCTTTTTGGGCTACCCACCCGAAGTATCCAAGCTTTCCGTTTTATGGCCTTTTTTTAAGACAGCCGATTAGCTTTATTTAATTGTTTCATACTCTATTTCATCCTGTGTATACAAACACAAAGGGAGCTAGAACCTTTTTATATATAATCCAGCACTAACTCAGAAAGGAGGACCTAACTCCCTTTCTGTCTGTATATTATTACTCTATAAGACGTCTTTTAAAAATGCAAGTTATTTATCAAAATTTCTTATGGAATTATGTAATCTAACTTAAACGTCTCTTGTATCCTATCTTTAATCTTTCTTTCGTTTTCTTTCCAATATATATAAGTTTTATACATTGGGTGTTCTTTGTTTTCATCCATAATTCTATACTTTCAGACGTCTTTTTAAATTGCAAGTTATTTAGCTAAAAAAAATACAGCTCTGCCCGAGGGCAAAGCTGTTGATGGGAGGGCAGTCAGCTCGAAGTGTTACCACTTCTAGGGAAGCCGACATACCCATTATAACATTCTTAAATCCCCCAATTTAAAGAACGTCACCTCCCACATTTCTTCTCTTAGGTAAAGTACTAATTGCAATACATTGCTCGGTAAAACTTAGATTTTCATCTAAATTGTACTCTTTTAGCACTTCACCAATGTGACCGTCGGGAAATAGTTCAGCCCACTGGTATGTCTCAAACTTCCTATCTCTAGGAGTTTTATCTGATTCACCAATTTTGATGTCATCACTGTTAGACATAAAGTCGGCACATAATTTGAACCACTCACCTTTGCTTTGAGGACTAGGCTTTTGCCTTTTCTCAAAATCATTTGGATACCCTTGAATATCATTATCACAACCAATGTTGATACATTTCACAACAAAGTCGTGAGAACCATACTTGTTAAGTTTCCAGTAGGCGTCACCGTAAATGCACTTACCTGTTTCCAAGTCAGCGCATCGTTTGTCTTCCTTACCCACATCTTCGACTCTAATTCTTTTTTGTGCATTGTTTTGAACAAAGTTATACAAGTGACTTAAGTTAGGTGGAAAGTCGCGTTGCTTTTTGCGAATCTCGTTGAATCCATACTCTATGTCTTGTCTTGTAAACACTGAAAAGTTTTTATACCAACTTTCCCAGTGGCTATCGTTCATATCTTCTGCCGCTCTAGGATATTCTGAGTTCCACAGATTCCTAAAGTCAGACATCCAATAAACTTTTTCAATACCAATATCATCTACTTCTTTTGGTCTTGCATTACCTACATTGGCAAGTCTATCTTTTTTATCTTGCTCAAAGGGTAATAAATTATTTGATTGTACTTTATCTATTTCGTCACTCATTTAAATCTCCAAATCGTCTGCTATACCTAAGAACTTATACTTGTGTTCTTTTCTTTTTTTTCTTATCTCAATAGGGTCTATAGTTTTATCAAACATAGAGTCTAATAAAGTAGCAACTTCTCTATCTAACTCTTCAGCGTGCATATCGTGATACATTACATTCAACGCAGCTAAGTCATACCAAGAAGTTAAATCTTTTTCTAACATACCGCTCCAGTTTTTTAAATCCATAGCTTCTTTGGCATTTGGCATATCGTATCCTAGGAACTTTATACCAAATCTAGTAATACCATTATCGGGAAAGTAATAAACCCCAAGATGCCAATCAAAATATGTTCCGTATTGGTCTATGGTAAATTTAAAAATTTCCTTAGCTTTTCTTTTAATAGCAGTAATAAATGTTTTATCTGATTTATATTCTGCTGTATAAAGAGAATCTATATAAAATATGTCATCAACAACATCTGAATAAAACTCCCCAGCTTCATCTTTGATGTCAGCATAATCAAATGCTTCGTGAATTTTGTTTTTAATTTTTTTGTTTAGACTCATCTGTACCTCCTACTTGTATTTTTATAAAGTCTTTAATAAATTGGTCATAGCTTGACTGCAACTTATTTAAGTCCACCTTAATGGACGCCATTCGTTTTTGCAAGCGTTCTAATTCTGTCATTCTTCCTCCATCGCTTTTTTTAAATCTTCAAGAGCTAGTGCTATTTCTTCATCACTGTAAGCAGTAATCTTCATATCAAGTTCTTGTAGATTTTCTTTGTAATCAAAAATCTCAGTTACAAAATCATTCCAGTACTCATCACTAACTTCTAGTGGAGCATCTAGCCTTAACCAAAATCTGAATAAAGAAAATACTTTATCGCTTTGTGCGTTGTGCATAAAACTATAAAACTCATTTACATCTTCAAAATATTCAGCAGTAGTTAAAGCTTGTATAAAAGCTTGCATTAAAGGGCTTATGTGTAGCTGACTTCTCCTAGGTTTGCCTACAACTGTTGGTGGTAATTTCTGACCATTCCATTGCTTAATTTGCGCACATAGCTCAATAATTACAGACCATTGACTAGGGTGCCAAGGACCACTTACGTTTTCAACAAAGTACATAAGAGCTTCATAGTTCTCGTCGCTCCAGTTATGTTCTTGGTCTACGCTCGCCATCGCCTAACTCCTTTGCCCACTTTGGTGCATTACCTAGTTCTACGTCAATAGCTTGAAGTTTTGGTTTTTCATCCCA